TTGGCAGATGCCTACCACGGCTAACCCTTGGATTGATGCCGCTGAGGTAGACAAAGCCGGGGAGTCTTTGCCGAGCATCGCGTTCCGGCAAGAGTACCTAGCGGAGTTCGTGGATGCGGCGGGCGCTCGTATCAAGCGGGAGTGGTTGAGGTACGGCGATGCTCCTGAAGGCTTGCCCGTCTACCTTGGGGTTGACCTTGCAATCAGTACAAAGGCGGAAGCCGACTACACCGCTGTGGTTGCTTTGTCCCGTGGTGAAGATGGGACAATCTACGTGCTGGATGTCAACCGTACCCGTGCTGACTTTGCTTCCGTGCTTAGGTTCATCGAGATGATGGCTGAGAAGTGGAAACCGGTTATGATTGGCATCGAGCAGGTGCAGTATCAGGCGGCTGTTGTCCAAGAGCTGATGAGGCGGACAAAACTGCCTATCCGGGGGATACGTCCAGACCGTGACAAAGTGACCCGCTTTGGGCCACTGGAAGCCCGGTACGAGCAAGGGCAGGTAATACACATTGACGGCTTGCCGCCTTACTGGCAGGACGAACTGCTATCCTTTCCTGTCGGTAGGCATGATGACGTGGTGGACGCGATGGCTTACGCTTGGCAGGTGATCGGACAGCGTAAGGGCTGGGGTGCCGTCTGAAATATATCTCCCTATATACTTGCAGTATATATACTTAGAGTGTATATTATATACATCAAGCAGGGAGATAGATAGATATGAAGAAGCCACGCTACAGTTTGTACATTGAAGAAAAAGATGAGTTCGTTATTGTTATTGTTCATGTAAATGGATTCTGTGCGTGGTGCCGATACTACAAAGATAAGACAAAAGCAGACATCTTGGCTGAAGTCGATCAATATGAATCAACAGTTGAATATGCTAAAGAGATTAGCAAAGATGAAAAATACTCATATTGCTATTGATACAGGCCCCCGCAAGGGGGCTTTTTCTTTTCTGTGGGATACTAAGCGCATGGGTATCTTTGACCGCTTCCTCGGACGTAAAGCCGCAGCCAACCCGACACCGGCACTACCACTGCCATTGTCCCAGTCACGGGATATCTACCTAACCGGGTACGGCTCTGGTCAGCTGCAAACACTCTTGCGCCGTGCGCTTCCTGGAAGCACTAAAGACTGGTCAAGGATAGCCGGTGACCTTGGGCTGAACGGCATCGTGGCATCTGCCATCGATTGGTACGTTCGGAACTACCCACAGGCAACACCAAGACTTTACCGACCGGTAGATAGCCAGCAAGCAGAGCCGGTAGAAGACCACCCGGTAATCCAGCTCATGGCTCAACCGGATCCGATGATAATGGGTTCGTTATTTTGGTCTTGGGTCATCCAAGATTACAAACTCTTTGGGAACACCTACCTCCGCAAGATTCGATCTACAACCCGTGGCGTAGTAACTGCTCTACAGTTCCTTCCGCAAGACATGGTTCGCCCTGTCGGTAACGGTGTAAACCCACTGACGCACTACATCTACACCACGGACGGAAGGAGTTTTGATATCCCGGTATCTGACATAATCCATATCCGGTACAACCGTGACCCGCAGGACATCCGCTTGGGGCGTAGCCCGGTTATGGCTGTACTGCGTGAGATAGCCACAGACAACACCGCCAGCACAACCGCTTACGGCTTGCTTGCGAATGGTGCTATGCCATCGCTCATCGTCGGGCCTGATGCCAAAGACCAAACCGTTGATATCTCGATGGATGACGCTCGGCAGGTCAAGCGGCAACTACATGAAGACCTTACCGGGGACGGTTCAGGCGGCATCGTGGTTATGACTGGTGCCTATAAACTCGACCGGGTATCGTTGACACCTTCAGAGCTTGCTTTGGATTCCGTGAGACGTGTACCTGAAGAGCGTATCTGTTCTGCTATGGGCATAAACCCGATGGTCTTAGGGCTTGGCGCAGGGCTTGACCGGTCTACCTACAACAACTTTGAGAGGGCACAGCAGGCGGCATGGGAAGATGGCATGGTGCCTTTGCTTCGTACCCTTGCTGATGCTATTACCGCCGACTTACTGCCAGAATACCCAGAGACGCAGGAAGGTGACTTTGTTCAGTACGACCTTGAAACCGTGCGGGCGCTTGCTGATGACTTAGCGGCTGAAGCGGAGCGGGCAGAGCGGTTGTACAAGGCTGGCATCATTGACCGTGCGGAAGCCAAGCGTATAGCCGGCCTTGAAGCCGTGCCGGAAGATGAAGGGCAGCTACACCCACAAGCCATCCCGGTACAGACTACCGATGCTCCTATTCCTGAGATCCGCTCATTCGACATGAAGTATCGCCCGACATCCGGCATGAAGGAAGCGGCACAACGGGCGCTTGACTGGAAAGCCGAAGGGTTCGATGGCGGGACACGGGTAGGCTTGGCAAGGGCAAACCAGATAGTCAACGGTGAGACTCTAAGCGAAGACACCATACTCCGGATGTATTCGTTCTTTAGCCGTCATGAAGTTGATAAGCAGGCTGAAGGCTTCAACGCTGGAGAGGACGGTTTCCCAAGTCCGGGGCGTGTAGCTTGGGACTTATGGGGCGGTGATGCTGGCTTTAGGTGGTCTACATCGAAGCGGGACGCTATGCAGCCTGATGGTAAGAGCCTTGACGGTGACCACGTCTGCACTCCGGGGGTAGTGTACAAGTCTCACCCTTTTTACGGGTACGAGCTGGAGCCACTACCAAACGAGTAGATGACGGCACCGCTCGTATATATGCCGCTAGCCAGAAGTTCCGCAACGATTTACTGGAGCGTGAAGGCGTAGCCATCAGCCGGATGCAACGCGCATACAAGGCAGCCACCAAGGCAAGCATCGATGAACTCGAAGCGTTAGAGGGTCGTATCCAAGAGCGGTTAGATAACGGTGAAGACCCAAGCGACACCATACTCTGGATGCGTCAACGCATCATCGACAACATTGAAGAGTTAGGAAAGAACCTACAAGCCTTTGCAATAGAGGGGGCAACCATTACAGCTGATGGACAATTGCAATCCGCCATCCTTGCGAATGAGGCGAGCGTCGGCATGGTTGAAGCGGCGGCAGGTCGTAAACCGGCTAACGTCTCACTCGGAAGTTCATGGACAAATCTGCCAGACGAACAACTCCAAGCCTTTGTCGGCATGGCGGGTGATGGAAGCCCTCTGGGTGAGTTATTTGCAACCATACCGCAGGTGACTACGGACGCTATGCAGATGGCTTTGGTACAGGGCATTTCGTTAGGCGAAGGGCCACGAACCGTAGCACGGCGGGTACGCAAGGCAGCTGACATCGGACGCTACCGAGCAGAGACCATTGCGCGTACCGAGATGATCCGAAGCGCCCGTGAAGCGCAACGGCAACTCTACACCCAGAACCCAGCGGTGCAAGGTTACCGAAGGCAAGCCACGCAAGATAGCCGGGTATGTCTTGCTTGCTTGGCTTTGTCCGGCACGCTTCACGCTACCGATGAAATCATGCCAAGTCACCCAAATTGTAGGTGCGTTCTTATTCCGGTAACGATGTCCTGGGCGGAGATTACCGGGGACAGTTCTATCCCTGATACAAGGCCTCCGGTAGCAACACCTGAACGTATCCTTTCTGGTCTGTCGGAGTCTGACAAGTTGGCTATCATGGGCGCTTCACGCTATGCCCTATACGCTGAGGGGCTACCACTGAGTGACATGGTTACCGTTGTACCGAATACCGACTGGGGGCCTACTACACGGGTACGGCCACTCAAAGAGTTAGAAGGCTACGAACCGGATCTAACGACATACCTATGAAAATGACCGTGTGGGATACTTACGCCATGGACGTGCTTACATCTTTCCCTGATGCCATCAAGAGTGACCGGCTTGGTTATGTCAAAGGCTACTTGGTTCGCTTTGGTGATTCCAAAAGCGCAGACCTCGAAGGGGACTATTTCACGCAGTCAACCGACTATGGATTCCCGATGGAATCCGGCAAGCGCGTACCTTTGAACGTCTACTATCACCACGGTATGGATCAGATGGTAGGCAAGAAGTCTATCGGTACCGGCTACATCAAGATGGACGATACCGGCTTGTGGTACGAAGCGCAGCTAGACTTAGCCGACGAGTACGGCAGCATGATTGCGAAGCTGTGCAAGCAAGGCAAGATGGGCTTTTCCTCCGGTGCCGCTGCTCACTTGGTTGAGCGTAAGAGCATGGGTGGTGCCGCTGAAATCACACGCTGGCCTATTGCTGAAGCATCGATTACCCCGACACCAGCCGAGTATCGGAACAGCGTCAAGACCCTCAAGGAGTACTACGGCATGGAACCTATGATGGATGGCGAAGAAGAAGAGATGGTTATGGCTCCAATGCCTGAGCAATCAGCCGCCGAGTATGCCGCTGAGATATTCAAGGAAGCCGAAGGCGAACTTATCCACGAAGGGCTAGAAGCCTACTGGGATGCGCTTTCCGGTGCCATGGAAGTAATCGAAAGCCAAGACATGGCGGATGCCCTGATTGATGCTTTCGCGCAACGTGCAAAAGGCTTGTATGCCATGCACGGTGCCAAGTGTATTCACCCTGCAAGCCTGCGGGGTGTTGA